AAGTAATCTATTCAACTCCTCTGCATAATAAGTTGTTGCTTCATCTATTTTATTTGTTTCTATAAATTCTTTAAATGACATTTTTATCTCCTTTTAATTTATAATCATATTTACTTCTTAATATCTATTTCAGGAAAAGCTTTATGAACGGCTTTTTTTACTGCACTTTTAAATTGTAATAAAGTACCTTTGTACCATTTGGGTGGTTTAGAAAATGCTGATGCCCTGGAAAGTGCGCTTATTGCTTGATTTCGATTTGAAATTGGAAAATGATCTTTTGAGTCTGTTACCTTTTTATTCTTATCGTCAAATACTGGTTCTAGTTTGGTTCTTACTTTTGCCTTAGGATCTTTCTTATTTTCATTAATAACATTTTTATCCTTATCAACCAATAATAATTTCTTAATATCTTCATCAGCTTCTTGATCCTGTTTAGTAATGATAAGATCTTCTTCAACAGTTTTAACTATCTTATCTTCCATACCATTTAAAATTTTTTCCAAACTTTCCATTATTGACATATTTATCCTCCTATTAGTTTATACCATTATTTATTATAATTAAGCTATGAAAAAATCTGGTGGTTCCGACTCAGATCTTATCCACTCTAAATATTTTTCTTCCTCTTCTTTACCTTCATTAAAAATAGCATCGCCATTAATATTTAATCCATCAGGTAAAGTTCCACCATATTTATTTAAATGTCTACCCCATTGTATTTTAGCTCTTGCTAATGACAATTTTCTAACTAATTCATCATTAAATAAATCTGTAGCTAATTCTCGTCTATATGCTACTATAACACCCTGAACGCAATCTATTGGCGTTGGAACTATTTTCATAACTCTTTTACCTGGAATCCAAACAGCTCTATAATATTTTCCAAATGCTTCTCTAATGGATTCTATATACATCATTGAGGTATAAAAATTTGTTAAAGTCATTCCTATTCCTGCGTTATCTACAGGACCTCCTGGATAACCTCCTTGAGTTACATACTGATCATAAAGTAAAATGTGTTGTGGACTAAATAATGTGTTTAATCCGTCAAGCCCTTCTCTAACTGAAAAATCATAAATTGCTTCTATATCATCATAAGTAGCACTTGTTTTTAAATCTCTTATTGCTGATATTGGATATTCTGATACACCTGCAGAAGTTTGAAAAATTATATAATCCATATAATTTCCACGACCTGTATTATAATGCCAAAAATCTCTGATAGTATCTTCAATGGCTAAATCAACCTGTTCTTCTGTCATTTCAATATTAATAACAGGAGCACCTAACTTCGTGAAAATATAATTTCTCATTCCATCCCATGAATTAATACTAGTTATTGCCATTATTTGTTTCCTCTTTTAATGTATCTAAAACTGCAAAATTTTTCTTACGAGTCTTACCTTTTTTAATTAGCTTATCTCTTTTAGCTGTTTTAATCTTAATACCTTTCAAAGGAGTTTGTTTAATTTCTTCTTTTATTTCTTGAATGGTATTAACTACATCTTTTGGTTTTTCTTCTATTTTTTCATCATACTCTAAGTTAATTTCAATTATTTCCTGAGCCTTCTGAATTGGTATAGTTGGTACAATCGGAACAATTATTTTTGGTATAGTTGGTACAATCGGAACAATTATTTTAGGTCTTGGTGGAATTAATACCTGAAAAACATTATTAAAATTATTTTCAGCTATTTCGTCTGGAACCTCATGTGGTTGATGATCATAAGGTATTACAATTTCAATTCCACTTCTTAACCTTATTTTATAAGGAAAACCAACAATATTAACAACTACCATAAAACCTCCTTAGTTCAAATATTCAATGTTCACTATTATTTATAATCTTATACAAATAAAAAAAGGGATGGAAGTGAATTCCATCCCCTTTATTTCAATTAGATTGACTCTTTAAAGATTAAAGAGCTGCGCCAGCAATAAGCTTATTAATATTATAATAAGGTATCAATCTGTAATAACGACCTGCACCTAACAAGGTATTGGTGATGGCGTATCTTGCCATTGTTCCGATACGTGGTGCGAAATCATCTGGACTAATAGCTCTCATGGTAAGACCCATGATATAAGGACTGAAGATAACTCCAGCATCACTTATTGAAGGGCCTTTGAAACCGGCAAGTGCATATTCGGTATATGCATACTGATCTCTATAAACATCCATTGTGCCGTTAAGCTTACCAATAGGTGCCATAACATGTGTAGCATTTACATTCTGTGTGAACTGAACGAACTGGTGACCGGCAGCCTGAAGGGCTGTTGCAATTCCTGGGCTAACGACTACGAAGTTAGCTGGTCCTCTACGAGTTCTGATTGCAATCTTATTCTGTTGGTAAATAATAGAAGCGATGATGTTCATGAACTTTTCACCTGACCATCTACCATCGATACCATTAACTGTTGTTCCAGTCCAACCTGTACAGTCGATTGCGCTAATAACTTCTCCACCATTTGCGGTGTCAACTGCGGCGTCTTTGACGGCAGTAAGAAGTTCACGGTCTAATTCTGCGGTTACTTCATACTGAAGGAAGTTAACCATTTCTCTTTCAATATCCAAACCTTGCATTGCCTTAACGTCTTGTGCTGCTTCCAAACTGAAGCTGGCTGCCAATTTACGTGTCTTTGCAGTAATAGCAATCTGGTCAATACGCATCTTAAGCTGAGGCCATGTACCACAACCTGCAGGATAACTTAAAGTTCCTGAAGTTGTTGAAACTCTGCAACCTGCTGAAATTGTCCAACCTTCTGCGGCTGATGTTGCAGCGCCGGCGCCTGATGTATCATTTACACCATCTGAGGCCGATGTATCTCCACCTGTTCCCTTAAGAGATCCTGATGTTCCAACCTGTGAACCAGTATATCCACCGTAATAAGGAACTTTATCCCATGCGGCTTCGTTTCCAGTTCCATCACCATAAACAACTCTAAGAGCATAAGCAAGACCTACTGGTGTTGACATTGCCTGTACACCAACGATCTTATTTGCGAAAAGATCTGGGAATGTACGTCTGACAAGTGCCAATGCAATTGGTCTAAACTTCCACGAATCTGCATCTGCAACGCCATTAGTATATCCACCAAGATTACCCTGGTTGATACCACCGGTTGATTCTTCAGTCAAAAGCTCGCCGGAAAAATCTTTATTTTCCTGGTTTTCAAGCATAACTGCAAGATTTTCCTTAACGTCACGATCCTTAATACCCTTAACTGAAAGGCCACCCTCGACCTTTTCCCATTTTTCTACTAATACTTTCTTTGATATAGCCATAAAATTTCCTCCTCTATAAAATTGACAAGATGTATCTCTTATTTATTCTGCCATGTATCTAGCTGCTGCTGATACAAGTGTTACCTGTTTTTCCTCTTTAATAACTTCTTTCTTTTCTTTTACTGTTGGAGCAGTACCTTCTGAAAGAACTGTATCAATTGTCTTTGTTTCTTTTGATTCTGAAACTGTATTGTCGGCTGATTCCTTAACCATTGAAACAAACTCATCGATATTTTCTTTAATTTCATTGAATGCTTTATTCTTGAACATCTTTACAACTCTCTGCTTTTGAGTCTGAGTAAGACCTTCGGTCTTTTCAGAGATAATCAAGAAAGCTGCTGACTTCTCAAGTCTTTCTTCTGATTCAAGAATTTTCTTTGTCATTTCTGAAACCTTTTCTTCAAGTTCTTTAACTTTTGCATCTTTCTGCTTTAAAAGTGTTGAACCTTCTGAATCAAGATCAACATAATGTTCTGAAAAAAGTTTCTTAATATTTACAATAAGTGGAAGTGCAACTTCGTTTACTGCAATCTTATTAAGAGTTTCATCAGAAATTTGTTCTGAAATAACATGTTCGATATAACTATCAAGCTTACTTACAATCTTCTTTTCAAGATTGTTAAGCTTTTCATCGTATGATTCAACTAAAGTTGCCTTTTCTTTTTCTAATCTTTCAGCAACTTCTTTCTTGCAATAATCTTCTGCAAGTTCGTCATACTTAGTCTTCATTTCTTCTTCACTTAAGGCAACTCTAGTTGAAATCAATTTCTCAATTGCTTCTTCTAAAACCTTTTGATCCGAAGGAGTTAACATCTTTTTGATCTTATCTGTAATTTTTTCACTCATAACTAAATCTCCTCCTGTTTTAGGACTTAATAATATTTATATTTTTTATACTCAAAAAGTACAAAAAATATTTCTCTGTACTTTTTTACCATTTAACTTTTTTAAAATCAATTACTTCTTACCATTAATTTTAGTAAGAAAATTCATTACATGTTCTAACATCATTTTAGAACTTGCATTTTTATTAACATCTTCCTTAAGTTCTTTAACTGCTTTCTCAACAACTGTTTCTGTCTTAACATTTTCATCAGCTTTAACAAGTCTACATTTTCCATCTTCACAAACCCATCTTTCACCCTGAAGAATCCAACTTGTATTCTCAACTACTGAATTAACAAATGCTTTTGGAGCTGATGGATTATTAACTAAATCGATAGAGATAAGTTGAAAATCTTCTTTAACTATTTCTCCATCAAGCGAACCAACACCTCTTGTTGACATTCCCAACATAATACCTTCATCGATAAGACACTTAGCTATTCTT